CAGCGCTGCACGACTGGGCGTATCCTGACTACGACCCATTGTCTCCTCCTGACCGACCAGAACCAATGTGGAAGCCAACGCCATCTGAAGGTAAGATGACACTTGTTAAAGCGTTGTACCACCCCCCCCCTAAGGAGGGTGTCTCTGTTGCCACCACGAGGTACGTGATGGCTTGCTCGCCGCAAAGGGATGAAGACCATCCCTTTCTGATGTTGAAAAGTAATGCTAAGGCATTTATCAGTGCGGCAGCGGGGCTATCATTTGGAGGCAACTGGCTGAGCTCATTATGGACCAACATGTCCGTGCATAGGGGCACAAAAACTGTTCATCCTTTGTTACCAGGCTCCTCTTGTCCGTCTATAGAGGAGGTGGCGGAGGCTAAGTATGCGTATGATGCGCAAAAGGACCCGATCCTAGTCAGCAATGAAGAAGCTGTCAAGTGGATCGAGCCCCGTCTTTTGGTTTTGGGGATCTGTTTTAATGACAGAGTCCCTTACCATTTTAGGTCGGGGTCCCAGCTCGTAGAAAAATCCATGCTCGAAAATCGCTGTTTTGTTGAACAGCCTGTTCGGGACCGGGAATTTTATGATGCAGTCGTTGCAGATTTCAATGAGACCGACATCATGCGGCTCATTCGACGCACCGACTTGCGGGACCTTGTTAACGACGAGGAGTGGTTGATGCATTTTCCGTCCGCTAGGAAGCGCACGGACATGCGATTAGCCCTGCTTGCTCTTCGGAGCCATGGTCTTGAAAAACGCGATTGTGTTCGCAGTATTTTCATGAAATTAGAAAAGAGTGCTTACCTCACAGCCACAGGACTGGAGCTTGCTCACCCTAGGCACATTGTCGCCGGGACAGCCAAATATTTGGCTGCAACCGGCCCCGATTTTTGGGCTATGGGCAATGTGGTGAAGCAAGTTTGCAACAAGGATGCGGCGATCTTCTACGGATCGACGACCTCGGAGGAAATCGGGAGGGCCATGGAAAACCAGATAGAACATCTGGGGGGTCCTCTCGAAGTCTTCTTCATGAAAGGAGATGCGTCCAGAATGGACTCTCATGTGCATGACCAAACCCTCGATGCTGAGGATGATTTGGCGATAGAAATGAGAGTGAGGAAAGAATGTATAGAAGCGATAAAATCGCGCGCGGTTGTCTGTTACACCGTTGGGGGCTTGAATTTAATCATTCGCAACCGACGTGTCACTGGCGATGCTAGAACTAGTGTTATGAACACTCTCGAAACTGCAAGAGTCAGTTACGGGGT